AGGATGGTCTGCTTCTGCTCGACCGCCTGTTCCTTCAGCCACGCCGCCACCGATGGCACCAGCGTGTAACCGTCTGCCATGATGACCGCGTCGTAATTCGGCCAGATGTTGCCCTCGACGTCCCGCAGGACAATCCCCGCTTCCATCAACTTCTCGCCCAGCAGGCGTTCCAGCACCTCCTGCACTTGCCCTGTCTGCTTTTTGCTTAGGGTCGGGATAGGTGTCGCCTCCACCACAAACGGCGCATCGGCGCTGTTCACCACCATGTCCTTCACCTTCGCATACAGCGCCCCCGCCTTGATGCGGGTCAGGTTAAAGCGGTTGTTGCAGGCCTTGCCGAGAAAGCGCTCGTAGGCTTCGCGCAACCAGAAGTCCACTGACTGCGTGCGGTACACCTCACGGCTGCTGCGTGCCGAGGCCGCGCGCTGATAGCGGTCTTGCACGAGGTCAGCCAGCTTGTCCGCCCGCTCGTCGTTCAGTTCGATTTCATCAGTCATCAATACACCCCGGCGCCGCTACTCCCGCCTTGCCGGTTTTGCGCTGGTAATCCTCCATCAGGTGATGCGCGATCCATTGCAGCGAGTACGCCTCAAACTCATCACCCGGTTCATCTTCGCCCATTTCCGCGCAGACAAACTGCCAGACATGGGCGGCTTCATGCACGATGACGCCGCAGATTTCCACGCTCAGCCCGATGGAAGGGTGCATACAAACCAGGGCAACCGCATCACCGTTATCAAATTTGTGCATAATCGTGGTGCCGTTTGCGTTTCTTGACACAAATCCCAAATCCGGGATGCCGTGCTTCTGATAAAACCGCCTTGCTTCCTGCTTGTCCAGAAACAGGCCGTAGTACACGTGCCCGAAAGGTGAAGCGTGCAGTCCGAATTTATTTCCCGTCATTCAATACGTCCCCGCAAAAATATTGCCCTGGCGACGTGCTGTCACCGGGTAGGCGAAGGTCAGGGCAAAAGCATCGGCGAGGTTCGGACTGCGCCTCATATCGCGTTTGCTTTCCAGTACCTCTTGCCCGTTGTTGTTAATGACCACCCGCGTCAGCGACAATTCCGCCTTGAAGCCCAAATCATTAGGAATCCTGCCTTCGTCCACCAACCAGCGGCGCGCATCGCTGTACATCTCCACCCGCTTGTTCGGGTAGAGCGCGGCATTGCTCGCTTTCGCCCCGAACGGCACCAGCGTCAACTGCCGCCGCGTCATCCCCCATTGCAACAGCAAGTCGTAAATCTCCTTGCCGCTACCGCCCTGGTCAATGAAGGCATGGTCACAGCGGTGCTCCGTGAAAAAGCGTCGCACCACATCCGCGCGCTCCTGCACCGTCTCGCGCCGGAAACGGGCGAGGCGCACCACCGCACTGCCCTGACGGATACACAGCCCCGTGTCGTCGCCGTCTGCCGTCTGCGACGGATCAACGCCCAGCACACGCGGCATATCCGCAAACGGTTCATGTCTTCGCCCTGCCGCACGTTCGACCACCTCCGGTGAAATAAACGCCGACTTCTCGTCTGCCATGAACGCATCCGCCGGTGTCGCCGGATACTCGCGTCGAAACTTCGTCTCGCTCGACAGCACCAGCTTCTTGCGCCGAAACGCCAGATTCTCCAGCGACATCCCGTCGTAAGTCCTGAGCAATTCCTTTTCCTCTGCCGTCGGCAGCAGGCCAGCGGCATCTGCGCGGGTGCGTGCTGATGAGTACCACGGATAAAAGATCGTGGCAAAGTCTCCCTCGCGCAGCGCCTTATTCCACAAGTCCTCAAAGTATGTCCCTGGTGCGCCGGTACTCTCGAAAATAATCTCCGTCCCCGCGACATCGCCGACCGTTTCCACCCCGGCGGCAACCACATCCTCAGCATTCGGCCAATACGCTACCTCAGAACCGTGGAATAAATGCGTCAACTCGCCCCGTCCGGCATCGCTACTGCGCGCCGTGGAAAGATCATAACGCCCGTGGTTCTTCGGGAAACTCAAACTGTTGGCGCTGTCCTCGCCTGCCGTTGGCCGCAGCCAGTCCGGCATCTCGCGGTGGAACAGCTTCACCATACGGAACAGTGCTTGCGTGGACTTGTCCAAGTGCGTGGTGATACGGGTGCGCAAACCATCGCCGTACACCGTCTTGTGGAAAAAGCGCGCGCCAATGTAGGTACTCATCCCCTCACGGCGCGGCTTCAATACAATCGCCCGCACCTTACCCGTACAGCTCCGCTGCTGCTCAAGCCGGTTGTGCAAGTCCCACTGCGTCGCATTCAGCACAAACGGCGCAATCCCGCCTGCCTCCATCGCAATCTTCAGACAATCAGCGGCAAACGCGGGCATGTGCCGCTCGTAATACGCCGCCAGCTCTAAGACCTTGTCGCCAGACATCGCGCCACCAGATGAGATAACAAATAACAAAAAGTCTCGTTCGCCAGCGCTGTGTCCACTCGCACATGCGCCGCGTCGCAAATGTAGAACGCCGCGTGTGCGCACTCATGCGCCACCGTCGCGGGGTTGCCATCGTACACGCCAATCAGGAACAAATGCCTGCCCCGCCACGGCAGCGCGAATGACTGCCCCAACGCCGTATCCGACACCAGCATCGCATCGCCGCCACAGCGAACAACCATGCGCTCCACCTCAGCACGGTCGGTCGTGAACATCACATCGCCAAAATCAAAAAGCGGCACCGGCCAGCGACGGCTACGCATCCCTGCCTCCAATCCTGCGCGCGTGCAAACGGTCGATGCCGCTCGCCACCTCGCCGTTGTTGATCTGAATTGCCGTATCGGGTGCCTTGCCCAAACGCGCCTCGCGCTGTATCCGTAGTGTCTCCATCACCATCTTCACATCAGACACCTTGTCGGCGGCCTCCAGCATCCGCATTGCCACCAATGCGGTAGCCTCCATGCGCGCATCCGACTGCGTACGGAATGCCACCTCGTCCGCAATCAAACCATCCAACACGGCCCGTTCTAAACTGTTTAGATTGGCCTGTTTAGTTTCGGCTTCCGCCTCTACTAACGCCATGACGGCATTAACCTTTTTTTCCTGAATTTGTTTAGTTTTGCCTGCCTGCCAACCTTCCGCAGCCGCCCATTGCGACACTGCGCCACGGCTTACCCCGTACTTGCGCGCAATTGCCGTCTGGCTCATTCCGCCCACCTCAAAATCAACGCGGGCGGCGGCCCTCTGTTCCGGCGTAGGACGTGCCATTACAACCACACCCCAAGCAACAGGCCAATGACAAACGCAAACGGAATACGCATGCCGATACAACAGCGACAGTCCGTGCCACTGGCGAACCAGGCAAACACATAGCCCCACTTCCCGAAACCTTCCGTAGCGTCCACATGACAAATACGGTCAAACGGACGACGTAAAAAACGGATAAACCGCAACACCTGACCCTTCATAACACCGCCTTCAAAAAAGCCAATAGCCCCGACTGCGCGGCAACCATGTACAACATGAAACCGATCATGATCCACTTTGCCTGTTCGGCCGCGCGCAGAATCTTGTCAATCTTGGACATCAACGTCTGCTGATTACTTTCCAAATCGCGCAGACGTGCCGTGTGTTCATCCATAACACGCTGCATGGGGATAATTTCCAGACTGCGTTGCTCGACTGCTTCCAGGCGCCGCTCAAGGTCCATCAAAAAACTTGGCGGCCGCTGCACCTCACCCATGCCATTATCCTCATCACTCATGCTCTGCTCCTTCGCACAGCGCCCTCAATTGACCAATGTGTTCCTTCAAACGCAGCTCGCGCTCAACCAAACGGCGATACACATCATCCGATAGCGGCACCAACTCTTGCGCTGATACA